CCACCGAGATCTACACTCTTTCCTACACGACGCTCTTCCGATCTCCTAAAAAATGCTCCGGGGGTTATATTTTCAGAAGCTTTTAGAAAGCCGCGGCAGTTTTCTACAAAAAAAGTAGGCGTGGTGAACCTACTCTCTCCTTTCAAGAGATGTTGGCGCAACATTTTTATAAAAGCTGTCGCGGCTTTTTAAAAGTTTCTGAGAATATTTTAGTTAGCAAAGAAATTGGAGGTGAGTTATTCAAGTGGGTCGTCCAGAGAAAGCTGACAAAAAGCCGAAGCCAAGAAGAGCTCCTGCAACCACACCAGAAGCAAGGGAAAATCAATTAATAATGCTCGCTGTTGACTTGGCCGAGCAACAACTTTCCGATGGATCAGCATCTTCACAAGTTATAACTCACTATCTTAAACTCGGGTCAACCAAAGATCGTATTGAGAAAGAAATTCTTGAGAAACAAAAAGAATTAATTCAGGCAAAAACAGAATCAATTAGGTCGGGTAAGAAAATTGAAGAATTATATGCAGATGCTTTACGCGCTATGAAAACGTATAGTGGTAAAGATGCGGGTGATGAATATGAGGATTAAAACTTTTTCAGAATTAAGAAAACTAAAAACTTTTGAGGAACGGTATGCATATTTACGGCTTTATGGTATTGTTGGCAAAAGCACTTTTGGTTATGACCGATATCTTAATCAGATATTATATAAATCTAAACTTTGGTTTAATGCTCGAGACTATATAATTGTTCGAGATAATGGTTGTGATCTCAGTGTAGATGGCTATGATATTCATGGAAGAATTATTATTCATCATATGAACCCTATAACTATCGAAGATATTGAGTCACGAAGTGATAAAGTGTTTGATCCAGAGTTTTTAATTTGCACATCTTTTAATACTCATAATGCTATCCATTATGGCGATGAGTCATTACTACCTCAACTACCAATCGAAAGAAGATTGAATGACACATGTCCTTGGCGTCTTTAAATTTCGAAGAGAGGAGCGATAATACATGGATAGCATATTAACTTCAATCAAAAAAATGCTCGGAATCGAAGCAGAGGTAACACAATTTGACACAGATATTATTATAAACATTAATTCTGTATTTATGGTTCTTACTCAACTTGGAGTCGGCCCTACTACTGGTTTTATAATTACAGATGATAGCGAAACATGGAGTGATTTTCTAGGAGATGTAATTACTCAAGAAGCAGTAAAGACTTATATTTATCTAAAAGTTCGATTAATTTTTGATCCGCCATCTAGTGGTTTTGTTCTCGAGTCAACTCAACGATTGATAAATGAATTTGAATGGCGTCTTAATTCCCAAGCGGAATCTGAAACCGAAGAAGGTGAAGAAGATGAATGATAAACTACAGCATTTTGGTATTTTAGGTATGCGTTGGGGCAAAAGACTTAGAAATAATCCTATAAGTAGAGCAAATAGGAAGTATAATAAAAAAATAGAAAAAGAAAGTCATCCCGATGCTCTTGAAAAAGTTAAGTTAAAGAAGAAGAAACTACATGCAATGTCTAATGAAGAGATTACAAAGTTAAACAAAAGACTGCAATTAGAGAAACAATATAAAGAATTAAATAAAGCACATGTTTCAAGTGGAAAAAAAATAGTTGGTGGGCTTCTACTTTCTGCTGCAAAACAGAGCGCGGCTAGTTATATTGCTTCTGGTTTATCAACCGGCATTAAAATTCTTGCCAAATAGGAGGTTATAATAATGACTATGCCTAAAGATGCTCTTTTAGGACATATTGGTCTTCTTGGTATGCAAAAAAAGACTAAGAAAAAGGGGCACACCAAATCTACTAAACAAATTCTTTCAGCAATTGGTACAAAGAAAGTTTCTGAAGTAAATAAAAAATAGGGAGCAATTATAGTGTTATCAAATACTGCAACACCAAGATATTATGGTGAATTTCGTGACGCAGTAATAAAAGGTAAGATCCCCGTTTGCAAAGAACTCTCTATGGAAATGAATCGCATAGATGGCCTCATTGATAATCCTGCTATCTACTACGATGAAGACGCTGTCGAGGGATGGATTAAATACTGTGAAACGGAACTTACTCTTACTGATGGTGCAGATTTAAATCTATTAGATAGTTTTAAACTTTGGGGGGAACAAGTTTTTGGTTGGTATTATTATGTTGAGAGAAGTGTATATGAACCATATCCGGATAATCGTGGTGGAAGATTTGTTTTAAAAACAATTCTAAAAAGACTTATCAACAAACAATACTTGATACTTGGTCGTGGTGGCGCCAAATCAGTATATGATTCATGTATCCAATCATATTTTCAGAATGTGGATACCTCGACGACTCATCAGATTACCACTGCCCCAACTATGAAGCAAGCAGAAGAAGTTATGTCTCCAATAAGAACTGCTTTAATACGCGCACGAGGGCCTTTATTTCAGTTCTTAACGGAAGGATCTTTACAGAACACTACCGGTTCAAGAGCCAATAGGGTTAAGTTAGCATCAACCAAAAAGGGTATTGAGAACTTTCTTACAAATTCTATTATCGAAGTTCGTCCGATGAGCATTAATAAACTGCAAGGACTCAGACCGAAGATTGCAACAATAGACGAATGGCTTTCTGGTGATATTCGTGAGGATGTTGTCGGTGCTATTGAGCAAGGCGCATCTAAATTAGACGACTATCTAATTGTTGCAACGAGTTCAGAAGGAACCGTCCGTAATAGTTCTGGCGATACGATCAAAATGGAACTAATGGACATACTTAAGGGCGACTACATTAATCCCCATGTATCTATCTGGTGGTATAAACTAGATGATATACAAGAAGTTAATGATCCATCGACCTGGCTTAAAGCAAATCCAAATTTAGGTAAGACTGTTACTTATGAAACTTATCAATTAGACGTCGAAAGAGCCGAAAAAGCTCCAGCAGCTAGAAATGATATTCTTGCTAAGCGCTTTGGATTACCTATGGAAGGCTTCACATATTTCTTTGCTTATGAAGATACATTACCGCATAGACGAAGAGATTTTTGGGGATTACCTTGCGCAATGGGGGCCGATCTTTCTCAAGGAGATGATTTCTGTTCCTTTACTTTCCTATTTCCATTAAAGAATAGTACATTTGGCGTTAAAACTCGTTGTTACATTTCTTCATTAACTTTAAAGAAACTTACAGGAGCAATGCGTAGTAAATATGATCAATTCATGCGCGAGAACAGTTTAATTATTCTCGAAGGCGCTGTTCTTGACATGATGGAAGTGTATGAAGACTTAGACAAACACATTATCGACTCAGATTATGATGTAAGATGTTTTGGTTTCGACCCATATAATGCAAAGGAATTTGTTACTAGATGGGAGGGAGAGAATGGGCCTTTTGGTATAGAAAAGGTTATTCAAGGAGCAAAAACTGAATCTGTTCCTCTTGGCGAAATAAAAACTCTTGCCGAAGAACGTATGTTAATTTTTGATCAGGAGTTAATGTCATTTTGTATGGGCAACGCCATAACACTTGAAGATACAAATGGTAATCGTAAACTTTTAAAGAAGCGATATGACCAAAAGATCGATAGTGTGGCTGCTTTAATCGATGCATATGTAGCGTATAAAGCAAATAAGGATGCTTTCGAATAGAGGTGAGTAATACTTATAAATGAAGAGAATAATAAAACACTATGGTGTTCTTGGAATGCGATGGGGGCATCGAAAAAGTCATAGGTATTTAGATACTGATATAGTAATTGAAAAAGGCACACAGATAAATCGAGTTGTTCCTAAAACATTTCTTGAAAATGAAAAACAACATAAAGGACTTGCTTATGCTGCCGTATTAGAAAAAGATAAAGAAGTATATAGAAAATCAGCAAAACTTTTTGCAAAAATTTCTGGTGGTATGGCTTTTGATATGTCATTTAAAGCAAAAGAACTTATTGTTTCTCCTGGAGATAAACATCGAGTTGATTTATTTATTGAAACAGTAAGTAAAAATCCAAAAATAAAAAAAGAACTATCTTCAGGAGTTAATCGTTTATTTGTAAGCCCAAAGACTTTAGATAATTTAAATACTGGAGATAGAAAAACAGAAAGGGCGTATCGAAGATTTAGTTTTTTACTTGTTTCTAATCGTAATATAAGAGATCCATATTTTAAAACACTAGAAGCTCATGGGTATAATATGGTAATTGATGATGGAGATAAACGTAGTGGAACATCCGAAGCACCTATAATTATATTCGATAGAGGAAAGTCATTAACTAAACCTAAAATAAAACAACTTTAGGTTCTTTAAAAAGTTAAAAAGGAGTGAAATAAACTGAATCTGTTCCTCTTGGCGAAATAAAAACTCTTGCCGAAGAACGTATGCTTATTTTTGATCAGGAGTTAATGTCATTTTGTATGGGTAACGCCATAACACTTGAAGATACAAATGGTAATCGTAAACTTTTAAAGAAGCGATATGACCAAAAGATCGATAGTGTGGCTGCTTTAATCGATGCTTATGTGGCATACAAAGCAAATAAAGATTCATTTGAATAAATAAAAAAAGGGGGGACATATCATGCCTGATATAAAAAAATATGCGCCAGCAAGTGGTAGAATGCTTAAAGAAAACAATACTATTGTTAACTTAGCAGATATAGCAGAAGAAATACGTGATATGTTATCTATTAACAGTAATTATCCATTTGGTGCGATCCCATGGACTGTAACTATTGATAGTGAGGCAAACACAACAAAAACATTAACAAAAGATGCACCTGGCGTAGGCAAGTCCCTTTATATAACAGCAATCGAAGCGGTTCTTTCTGTGGCAGTAGCAGGCACAGACATAAACATAGTTTTAAAAGAAGATGCAGGAGGGGCACCTATACCTTTATGGAAAGAAATTATCGGCAACGCTGCAGTAAGAGGAACACGAGTAGGTATTTCTTTTACCTCGCCAATTAAAATTTCAGAAAATAAAACCGCCGATCTTATATCAGACCCTGTAGGTACTGCTGGAGGAATTATTACCCTTAATCTAGCTGGATACACCTTATAAATGGGGGTGAATAAATGTTTTTTGGAATAATTGGTGATGAAAAAATTCCTGATATAATTACTTCATATTATAATTATGGAGGAGAAGATGTCGAATGGGTTGCTGGTTTTTCTTCTGGAATTAGTAGTGTTAGTAAAAATATTGATAATCTTTATTTAATGGCTGAAGATGTAGGTTATGCAAATTGTGGGTATGTTACTAATGTAGTGGTCGATTTAACTAATATATCTAAACTTAAAATTGAATGGGAAAACACAGGATATATTAGTGCGGCTAACGAATCTTATCTTAATGTTTCTACTGTAAAAAATCAGAATCATGGCACATATAATGCTAGACTTAAACTTACAAATACTTTTGGTAAACAGATTTCCGAACTTGATGTGAGTAGTTTATCTGGTAATTATTATATTCGTGTTCATGCAGTAGATGGTTATGCGAGTGGTAATAGAAAATCAGAAATAAAAGTATACTCTATAAAAGGGTATATATAAATAAAAAAGGAGGCTTTTAGAATGGATGTATTAACAGCAAAACAAATTGGTCAAATTAATGGTATATCGACCAAAACGAAACAAATAGGTTTGGGGACAAGACTTCAAGAAATTATCGATGTTATCAATGCTGGTATTGGTCCTACTGGCGACAAAGGGCCCGACGGAGACAAAGGACTTGATGGCGATAAGGGTGCTACTGGTGACTCTGGTGTATGTAGCATCATTCCAACTGGTGCGCCTGTAAACGCTATTAGTGCTACTAAAACATTAACTATTGATGGTGTAGTTATCGATGGCGAAACTGTAACGATTGATAATCCGGAAGCAGATGGCATTGATGTTTATGAGTTTGCCGCTGATGTAGCTTTAACTGTTGGGGAAGGCAATATTCCTGTTAATATTAATGCATATACAGTTAAAGCAACTGATGGATTAACGGTCGATGTAAAACCTACCGTTGGCGATATCATGACGATTGGCATTAAAGACTTCACGTTTGTGCCTAGTGGAACGGCTAATGGCGACGGTGAGATCGATATCGGTATTCCTGCGGATTTACTTGCCGATATACAAGCATCCATTGTTAAGGCCATTAGAGGTACCGATGGTCACAACGAACCACATCCTTTAGTTACCTGCGGCGAGGCCTTTTTAGGCAACGTCTTAGCGATCACGGCGCTAATCGGTGGGGTGGCAGGAAACGATATTGCGACCACTGAAACTTTCACCGCAGAAACCAACGTATTTAGCGCAGACAAACTTGCTAATGGTTCGGATTGTGTGCAGGCCAATGCTGTGACAGCTCTTGCAGCAGCTATTACTGACCATGATACACAAGGTGTTGGTGGAGTTGGTGGAGCAGGAGATACTGTTGTATTAACTGCTGATATTGGTGGGGATATTACTAACACAATTATAATTGGCGAGACTATGGCTAATGGCGAATTTGCTGGCGGAGCAGTATTATTGTCTGGTGGTGTCGATGGCACAGTTGGGGAAGCAAACACGGTGTTAATGGATGCCTCATACTTGTATGTAACAATTGCAGAGAACACAATCGCAGGTAAGAACTGGAGACGCATTGATCTTGGTTCTGTCTATTAGATTCATTACTTTGAAGTAGCAAGAAGGAGGTGAAAGAATGCAATTTGCTATGGGGAATAGATTGAAACATGCATGGAACGCCTTCTTAAATCGTGACCCCACCGATACGTTTCCTAGTTATAACATGGGTTATACTAGTACTGTTCGACCAGATAGAACAAGGTTGACAAGAAGTAATGAGAGATCGATTGTGACGGCCCTCTATAATCGAATAGCCATTCATGTGGCATCACTTTCTTTCCAGCATGTCCGTCTAGATCAAAATGGGAGATACTTAGAAGAAATTCCTTCATACTTTAATAATTGTTTAACTTTAGATGCTAATCTAGATCAAACTGGGCGGGCATTTTTTCACGATTTAGTGATGTCAATGTTTGATGAAGGTTGTGTGGCAATCGTTCCCGTTGACACAACAATTAATCCAGATATTTCAGGAGGATACGACATTACCTCTCTTCGTGTTGGAAAGATTCTTGAATGGCATCCAACACAAGTAAAGGTTTCTATCTATAATGAGAAAACGGGTAGAAGAGAAGAAATATTTCTTCCAAAAAAGATAGTCGCAATAATAGAAAACCCGTTTTATGCTGTAATGAACGAACCAAACTCTACATTAAAAAGACTTATTCGTAAATTAAATCTTTTAGATGCAATTGACGAACAGAGCGGGTCTGGAAAATTGGATTTAATTATACAATTGCCATATATAACTAAGACTCCAGCTAGAGAAGCACAAGCAGAAAAACGAAGACTTGCTCTAGAACAACAGTTATTTGAAACAAAGTATGGCGTTGGATATATAGACGGTACTGAGAAAGTAACTCAACTTAACCGACCTGTCGATAACAATTTAATGGCTCAAATTACATATCTAACTAGTATGCTATACAGCCAGTTAGGTCTGACAGAGAGCGTATTTAATGGCACGGCAGATGAGAAAGAAATGCTTAATTTTTACAGTCATACAATTGAGCCTATAGGTTCTGTAATTGTAGATGAGATGAAACGTAAATTTCTAACGAATACTGCTAGAACGCAGAAACAATCAGTTATATTTCTTAGAAAACCATTTGATCTTGTTCCAGTTACGGATTTGGCCGAGATTGCAGACAAGTTTACTAGAAATGAGATCTTATCTTCTAATGAATTACGAGCAATTATCGGATTCAAACCATCAGCAGATCCTAAGGCTGATGAATTGAGAAATAAGAACTTGAATCAAAGCACCGAAGAAGTAGAAGAACCAATAAAGGTTAAGGAGGGAATAGAGAGTGACAAAAAAATATGATTTTAGTGGATATGCCACAAAGAATGATGTTGAATGTTCTGATGGCCGAATAATCCACAAAGACGCGTTCAAAGACAACCACGGTCAAACAGTACCTCTTGTCTGGCAACATCTTCATAACGACCCGAACAATGTTCTCGGTCATGCGCTTCTTGACAATCGCGAAGATGGTGTATATGCATTTTGTGTATTTAATAACACGACGCAGGGGAAACATGGTAAAGAACTTGTGCGACATGGAGATATTACCGCATTATCTATTTTTGCAAATAAGTTAAAGCAAAAAGGAAACTCGGTTTTACATGGCGCTATTAGAGAGGTAAGTCTTGTTCTCTCTGGAGCAAATCCTGGAGCATTGATTGATAATCTTTGTATTGAACATGCAGATGGAACAGAAACAGAGGATCCTACAGAAGCTATCATCTATAGTGGCATGAAGATTACTCTTGATGAAACTATAGAACACGCTGAAGGTGGAGAAAAAACAATACAAGACATCTTCGATGGTTTTACAGAAGAACAAAAGAACGTTGTTTATGCTCTGATTGCGCATGCTGTTGACGCAGAAGACGAAGAAGATGGCGAAATCTCAGCTAGTGATATAGCTAAGATTAACGAATATATTAAAGGGGGCGGAGAGGAATTGAAACATAACGTATTTGATAATAGGGATCAGGAACCGAATAAAACCACATTGACCCATGACCAAATGAAGGCCATTTTTAGTGATGCCCAGAAGTGCGGGTCCTTTAAAGAGGCGTTCTTACAGCACGTCGTTACTTATGGTATCGAAAATATCGACTATCTATTCCCGGATGCAAGAACTATAACCTCTACTCCAGAGTTTATGGCCAGGAGAATGGAATGGGTTGCCGGCGTTATTAATGGCACCAAACATAGTCCTTTTTCTAGAATTAAGACTGTATACGCAGACATTACTGGCGACGATGCTCGTGCTAAGGGTTATGTCAAAGGTGCCCTGAAGGACGAGGAATTCTTTGCTTTGTATAAGCGTAGCACTACGCCTACGACCATCTACAAGAAGCAGAAATTGGATCGTGATGACATTATTGACATCACTGACTTGGACGTTGTGGCCTGGCTTAAAGCCGAAATGCGTATGATGCTCGATGAAGAAATTGCTCGTGCTGTACTTATTGGCGATGGTCGTGCCGTAATGCATGCTGATAAGATTGATGAAACAGCAATTCGTCCGATCTATACAGATTCCGATGTATATGCTTATCATGTAAATATTGCCGTTGATCATGACACTGAAGAAATTATTGAGGACATTATTCGTGCTCGTAAGGAATACAAAGGTGTTGGAAATCCGACATTCTATGTTAACACAGATACTCTTACTGATATGCTACTTCTGAAAGATAATGTTGGTCGTCGTTTGTATCCAACAGTAGCCGACTTGGCAGCAACTCTTCGTGTATCAAGTATTGTGGAAGTTCCAGTCATGGAAGATGTAACTCGTGTCGATCCTGATGATGAAGAAGTTACTTTAGGCCTTATTGGCATCATTGTTAATCTTAATGATTACACTATTGGCGCAGATAAAGGTGGAGCGATTAGTATGTTTGATGATTTCGACATTGACTATAACCAATACAAGTATCTGATTGAAACTCGTTGCTCCGGCGCTCTGACCAAACTGAGTTCTGCTTTAGTTATCGAACAGATTGCTGCTGACGAGTAAAGGAGATTCAAAATGGCAAAGTTTTATGGAGAAATTGGCTTTGCTGAAACTTCTGAAACGGCGCCTGGTGTGTGGGAACAGAGTATAACAGAACACTTCTATTCTGGTGATGTTATACGTAACACACAGAAATGGCAACGAGGAGAAGGTCTTAATGATAATGTTGAAATTAACAACATTATAAGTATTATTGCTGATCCTTATGCCTATCAGAACCTTAGTACAATGCGATATGTTAAATGGATGGGGGTTCTTTGGAAGATCTCTAATATAGATGTCCAAAGACCCCGTCTTCTTTTAGGTATTGGGGGTGTGTACAATGGGCCGACGCCTACTCCTACACCAGCTCCTGATTAACACCTCAGGGATAAGTCGTGTATACTTTCAACCCCCAGAAACACTTAAGATGGAGCATCCATGTATTGTATATAAGCGTAATTCAGCGATTACCAGATTCGCAAACGACTTTCCTTATCTCTGCGAAATGCGTTATCAGGTAATTGTAATTGACCCTAATCCTGATAGCGAAATTCCAGAAAAGATTGCGGCTCTGCAAAAGTGTGTTTTTGATAGACATTACACAGCAGATAACCTCAATCATGATGTTTACGAAATTTATTATTAAAGGAGGACATAACAAATGGCCGTACTCGCATGGGATGCAACTGGTGAACATTTATACGAAACTGGAGTTAGCAAAGGCGTGTTATATCCGCAGAATAACTCTGGTCTATATCCACTTGGTATTGTATGGAATGGCCTAACTGGCGTTACAGAGAATCCCTCTGGCGCAGAAGCCACTCCTATTTATGCCGACAACATTAAATATTTGAATCTGCTTTCAGCAGAAGAATTTGGTGCTACCATTGAAGCGTACACATATCCTGACGAATTTGCAGTATGTGATGGGTCTGCTGAACTTGAAACTGGAGTTCTTATTGGCCAACAAGCTCGTACAGCATTTGGCCTTTGTTACAGAACAGAGATAGGTAATGATATTCTTGGTGAGGCCTATGGTTATAAACTACATCTGATTTATGGTGCCACGGCTGCGCCTTCAGAGAAAGGTTTCCAGACAATCAATGATTCTCCAGAAGCTATAACTTTTTCTTGGGAAGTATCAACTATTCCTGTTACTGTTACTGGTTTTAGGCCAACGGCATCTCTTGTAGTTGACTCAACAAAAGTTGGCGCTCCTGCTTTAGCCGCCCTTGAAGCAATTCTTTATGGAACAGTTGGCGCAGATCCTTATCTTCCGCTTCCAGACGAAGTTGCTGCTATATTTACTGGTGGCGCGCCTGCTGCTGTTGCTCTGTCGACTATTCTTCCTGCTGATGGGGAACCTGCTGCTGCCATTACAGCAAACGTTGTTATGACTTTCAACAACGAAATTAAGACCGAAGCAATTTCCGTCACAGATGATAATGGCGACGCTGTTGCTGGATCGAAGACCTGGGATGTAACTGGTAAGATTCTTACCTTCAACCCAACTGATCCTCTTGCGAACAGCACCACATATCTTGTCTCTATTAGTGGCGTAGTGGACATTTACAACCAAGTACTTGCACCTGAGATTAAAGATTTCACAACTGTTGGCGAATAGAATCAGTAAAATCGGAGCCCTCTTAATAGGGGGCTCCACCACTTTTATTAAAAATTGGAAGGAGACTATACACTATGTTAAAGAAAACTATAACTTATACTGATTATGATGGTAATGAAAGAACTGAGGATTTCTATTTCAATCTTACCAAAGCAGAAGCTCTTGAAATGGAGTTATCGCATACTGGCGGTCTTGTTAATACGATAAACAAAATCATTGCAGAACAGGATTCAAAGAAACTAATTGAGATGTTTAAAGATTTGATCATTAAAACTTATGGGGAAAAATCCTTAGATGGCAAACGATTTGTCAAATCGCAGGAGATTAGAGATGCTTTCATTCAGACCGAGGCATATAGCGACCTGTTTATGGAACTGGCTACTAATGCCGACTCGGCTGTTGCTTTTGTAAATGGTATTACTCCAGTTGTTCCAACGTTGGAGGAGAAAAATGTTAAAGATAGTAATCCCAGCAAGTGAAGCGTTTGACGAAGAAAAGAATGAGTTTATAACTTCAAAGGCTACAACTATACAAGTAGAACATTCTTTAGTTTCTTTATCAAAATGGGAGTCAAAATGGCATAAACCATTTCTGTCTAAAGGCGAAAAAACATTAGAAGAAACTATCGACTACATTAGATGTATGACAATAACACAGAATGTTGATCCTAACATCTACGTTTTTATTACTGAAGAAAACATTAATAAGATAAAAGAGTATATTGATGAAAAGATGACTGCAACCACATTTGCTAATCCAAAACAAGCCATAAATAAAAGCATCATTACTGCAGAGATCATCTTTTATTGGATGATAACTTTTAATATTCCTTTTGAATGCCAGAAGTGGCACCTTAATAGACTCCTAACTCTTATTAATGTTTGTAGTGCTAAGAGCCAACCTCCAGGTAAGATGAGCAAAAAAGAGATAATGAGTCGCAATGCTGCTTTAAACGCGGCACGTAGACAAGCAACGGGTAGTAAGGGGTGAACACATGGTAAAGGCTTCCGATATTCTTTGTGTTGCTAGAGCCTGGTTAGGTTATAACGAAGCCGATGGCTCTTTTCAAGAAATACTTGATGTCTATAATTCACACGAACCTTTAGCTAGAGGGTATGCGATTAAACCAACTGATTCGTGGTGTGATGCATTCGTATCCGCTGTAGCTATTAAAGCAGGCGCAGTTGATTTAATAGGCACAGAAGTTGGTTGCGAAGAACATGTTAAGATTTTTAAATCTAAAGGAATCTGGATAGAAGATGGAACTGTAATACCTAAACCAGGTTGGATTATTCTCTTTAATTGGGATGATGATATTCAACCAAATGATGATTATGCCGATCATATTGGTATTGTCGAAAGAGTCGATGGCGGAATTATTACTTGTATTGAGGGTAATAAATCTGATTCTGTGTCTCGTCGCATGATTGGTCTTGGTTGGGGATATGTTCGCGGATTTGCTGTGCCAAAATATGATGAAAGCGAGGAAGAAGATATGGCTTTTGAAGACTTAACAGACGAACAGGTTGATGCCTTAGTTGCTCGTCTATATAAAAGACTTATGTCTTTACCTGTATCAGAATATGCAAAGACTTCCTGTGAAAAAGGCATTAATAGTGGGTTGTTTGCAGATGGCGATAAAGACGGTCTTGTTGATAATCCACAAGGATTTTTACGTAGACAGGAGTTAGCAGTTGTTCTAGATAGAGCCGGTGTGTTAGATGGACGTACTTAATCTAATTCTACGGACGATATGGTTGATACTCGGCGCAATATTTATTAGTTGTATAATGAGTTTAGTTTTATATTTTGCCGGTTCAAAAGTATTTATGATTTGTGTAGTTATAGGTTTTGGTTTTAGTTTACTTTGGATAGCCTGCTGGCTTAATGATAAAGGAAAACTAGACTCGAGCAAAATTATTATATTTATTCTAATTTATATAGGTGTTATTATGGCTGGATCATCATATTATCTTGCTTTTATAGGACGTAATGCGATTGCCGAAAGTTTATCAAAAGCAGCACTTGTTGAATTAGTAGCGCCATCAGTTATACTATTAATGAAATCTCTTGTTGAAAACCTTTCTAAATACAATACTTGGCCAGATAAACCATGCCCACCAAAGGATAAATTTCCACAGATTTAAGGAGGTCAAACAATGATCAGATTTAGACATCGTGGAAATTTTAATAATACAGAAAGATTTTTTAATAAGGCGCCAAAGATAAATTACAGAAATATTTTAGAAAAGTATGCTATCTCTGGCGTCTCTGCTCTTTCTTCGAATACACCTATAGATAGTGGGTTAACTAAAGAGTCTTGGGGGTATGAGATTATAGTATCCCCAAGATATTCCTCTATAACATGGACGAATTCTAATATTGTAAATAATGTTCCAATATCGGTAATACTTCAATATGGACATGGTACAAAAAATGGTGGATTTGTTAAAGGACGAGATTACATAAACCCAGCAATTAAACCCATATTTGATAAAATTGCAGATGAGATGTGGAAGGAGGTAACTACTATATGAGTAAGAGTATAGATAATCGTATTGTAGAAATGCAGTTTGACAATAACCAGTTTGAACAGGGTGTAAAGACAAGTGTAAACTCTCTTAATAATCTTAAAAAAGGACTTGATTTAAAAAAATCAGCAAGGAGTTTATCAAATTTAGATAGAGTAGGAAAGTCTTTTTCCCTTTCTCATATTTCCTCTGGTGTAGATGCGATTGCAAATAGATTCACAACACTTGGCATTATGGGAGTTACCGCCCTTCAAAACATTACGAACGCAGCAGTGAATATGGGATTAAATATAGCTAAAGCATTAACAATAGATCCTATATTTACTGGTCTTAGTGAATATGAAACTAAGATGAATGCTATTCAAACAATTCTTACTAATACGGCGAGCAAAGGAACCACTTTAGATGAAATAAATAAAGGTTTAGAAGAACTAAACGAGTATGCAGACCAGACTATTTATAATTTCGCCCAGATGACTAGAAACGTTGGTACTTTTACAGCAGCAGGCGTTGACTTAAAGACTTCTATTATGTCAATCAAAGGTATAGCAAACCTTGCTGCTGCATCAGGTTCAAACTCGCAACAAGCAGCTGTTGCTATGTACCAATTATCACAAGCTATATCCACAGGAACAGTTAGATTGATGGACTGGAACTCAGTTGTTAATGCGGGTATGGGCGGCG